CTTTTACATAACCGCCTAGATTTCTTTTTTTTGCTATAGATGATAACTTTTCTTTAGTTTTGATGCTGTGCGATTTGCCTTTCCAGTGACCATATTTAATCGAGGCTGGGCTAGGGTTATTTTTACAACGCCTTTCGTGATTTCGCAAGGACAAAATCTTTTCATATTGTTTTGTTTCGCAGTGTTGACAAATAAACATAGGGGAAATCTCCTTTTTCCATCTATGTTTATTTATAAAATAATCAAGGCTAGTCGCCGGACCATCCCAGCTGCATTACTCTCCATAAACTTTGGTACACCGAGTGAGATTCGAACTCACACTGAACGGAGTTTGAATCCGTCGCCTCTGCCAATTGGGCTACCGGTGCTTTGTTTGGTGCCATCACCTGGGATCGAACCAGGGACCTTAGTCTTACCAAGACTACGCTCTCCCTACTGAGCTATGACGGCATGGTGGTGATGGAGGGTCACGATCCCCCGACCTTGTCCGTATGAAGGACCTGCTCTACCAACTGAGCTACATCACCGAAAATTAGCACCGTGTATATTTTTATTCTGTGCGCACGGCTCGCACATAGACTTTCGTCTCCGAGCATTTGACTGGTCTCGTGGCCAGGGTACGAATTAGTACCATGTTGTCTTGGAGTGCCCACCCAGATTTGAACTGAGACCTCAAGGATTTGCAGTCCTGCGCATTACCGTTTTGCTATGGGCACGTATTACTGAACTAACTTATCAGCCGCTGAACTTGAAGCCCATGCTTCTGGCTTTAGTTTAGCACTGAATCCAAGAACGCCTAGCACGTAGCCTAGCGCTTCTTTGACAGCAAGGTTAGACTTGTACTTAGGGTTAGTGTTCAAGTCTAGGTGCACCTCAAAGTGGCGATCACCTACAGTATCAACTATCTGAGCAGCAATGTCAACTGCTTTGTATGCTTCATTTACAAGACGCATACGCGGGCTAGTAACGGGCGCGTAGTCCATTTCATTATCAATGAACGACCACAGTTTACCACCGTGCTTGCCGTCTATGTGAAGAATAATCACGGTCGCATATCGCACTTCACCTGTGGTGCGTGATCGCTTAGAGTCACAACCAACGTACACTTTGCTTTGTGGCGAAGAATTGCGAATTGCTTCTTTTGCTTCGTTTAGTTTAGATAGATGCTCCTGTTTCATTTCACTTTCCTTGCGCGTGTAACAAATTGGTGCTCCCTCCTAGAATCGAACTAGGGACGCCATCCTCTTCAGGGATGCGCTCTACCAACTGAGCTAAGGAAGCATAATGGTGCGAACAGGGAGACTTGAACTCCCGACTTTCTGCTTGGCAAGCAGATACTCTACCAACTGAGTTATGTTCGCGTAATTGGAGTCCCTACGGGGATTCGAACCCCGGTCGCCAGACTGAGAATCTGGAATCCTTGGCCACTAGACGATAGGGACATGGAGCAGGTAAACGGAATCGAACCGATATCCTCTGGTTGGAAGCCAGACATAATAGCCGTTATACTATACCTGCGAAAACTTAAGTCTATCAGAATCTACGTCTACAGTTTCGTATTCTTCAATAACTCGCAACTACCGGCTCCACAAACCAGGGCTCTACCTATTGAGCTACCTTCGCCATAAATTGGTAGCGGAGGAGGGATTCGAACCCCCGTGATTTGGCTTATGAGACCAAGCTGGCACCAACTCCAGTCCACTCCGCGATAAAATTGGCACCCCCGGAAGGATTCGAACCTCCGACACCCAAGTTCGTAGCCTGGTGCTCTGTCCAACTGAGCTACAGGGGCATAAATGTGTTTTAAGAAGCAGTTCAGAGTAGCGAACTCTGCTTGCCATCATCACCCTAACTAGGATCCGTTTCCTCAGCAGGGGATCAATCCTGCTTTACCTAGTCTCCTTCCGTCGCCTCTAACGACCTTGGATGCGTGCCAGGCAAGTGTGCGTTTAACTGCTTCTTAAAACACACTAAAAATTTTGGTGCAGGAGGAGGGATTCGAACCCACAAGCCCCGCTGGGGGGCGACGAATTTACAGTCCGTTCCGGCTCACCACCTCCGGCGCTCCTGCGACACCACATTGCGTGGTGTTTCGTCCCCGATAGGACTCTTCAGGCAGGCTGTTCTTGTGCTTGCTATAGCCACGCTTTGCACGGGCTTTGCGATTGTCGAACACCTTTGCGGTGTTGAACTTGTTGGCGTGTTTCGCCACGAAGTTGTTTTTCATTTGTCATTCCTGCAATTGTCAATGTTGAAATGGAACATCAAGTTTTGTGCATGAGTGTCAGGATCCTTCAAACTGCTATTATAACATATACTAGCACACTCAATAACAATCAACTCGGCGAACTTTTCCAGATCAACACCCTCATCGGGTCCAAGGCCGTCTTTGTAAAGACCATACTTGGTGCGAAACATACCAGCCTGTTCAGCAAGTTCACGGATTCGTTCGTTCATCATTCAACCTCCTCTAGTGCTTGCTCTACCAGTGCAATGACAGCGTCCAACTTGTCCTGAGCCTTTCGCTGTTCGCTACGACTCATGCGATCGTCGATTTCGTATGTGATGTAGTTAACAGACACTTGAGCCGCATGAATCTTATCGACCAACTCGCCCACTGTGGTAGTCTTGCCTTCAAATGTCACAGGCTTGTTCAAGAGAGCAAGTTCATCAGTGACTTCTGCTACCTCGGACTCCCAATGTTCCACCAGGAGTCTAGCATGTTCTAGATTTTTGATTGCTCGCTTTGCTTCATTCAACTTATCAATAATCATCATTCAGTCTCCGGAGACTCCACAGGAACGTCAATCTCAACCTCTTCCAAACAGTACCAGGTACACCACTTTTCTACCTCTTGAACTTGAGCCATTGCTGCCTCTTCGGTTGAGAACACACCACGAACTCCATTACACTCAGCGGCCTCGAAGGAGTCCCAGTAAGCAAACGTCAGAACATAAACTTTCATTATTCTCTCCTTAAAGAATAAAAAACTGCGGGCTCTCTAAAGCCATTACTTGTTCACAATGCTCGTCTACGATCATCTTCTCAATTTCGAGATCTTCACGATTGTGCCAGACACCGTTTAGACGAGAACGAACCCACGTCAAATATCGTTTACGGACACCTTCCATGCCCCCGTCCGGATTACCGTTGTCATCCATACTCATGCACATATCGGTGATATGGGTAGGAGTTTGCCAAAGGTTCATTTTGTCGCAATGCAAGTTCATGCTCATGTTATGCTCCGTTCCTTCCTTTCTTCAATTTATGTGACTATTATACCACCACTGGAAGGAAAAGTCAACCATTTGATGAAAAAAAAATTTCCATACAAATCAATAACTTACGTCGTTGTACATATAAGTGATTGATTTCAAAGGGATTATTTTTTATATCATTTTGGAATAACCATATTCCATTTTAGAATTTGGTGGACGAAGGTGGAGTTGAACCACCGACCTCTGCTTTATCAGAGCAGCGCTCTAACCGACTGAGCTACACGTCCAGAAATTGGCGCCTCACCAGGGATTTGAACCCCGACCAGCGGTTTTGGAGACCGCGATGCTGCCGTTACACCAGTGAGACTTAATTGGTCTGGAAGGCAGGATTCGAACCTGCGACAACTCGCTTCCAAAGCGAGGACTCTGGCCAAACTGAGCTACTCCCAGATATAAATTGTGCCACGTGAAACAGGATTCGAACCTGTGTCTCCAACCTCAACTCTGATCAGGAGTTGTTCGATTGTTGTCCTAACCTCTAGACGATTCACCCGTGCTCCTCTAGAATCACACGGTGGCACAAAACTTGGTGGAGGATGGGAGGGTCGAACTCCCGACTTCGCCGTGCAAGGGCGACGTTTTCCCAACTATACTAATCCCCCAATATTGGTGCCCCCTGAGAGAATCGAACTCCCAATCTACTGATTACAAATCAGTTGCCTTACCATTCGGCCAAGGAGGCGAAATTGGCGACCCGTACCGGACTCGAACCGGTGACCACTTGCGTGACAGGCAAGTATTCTAACCAACTGAACTAACGGGCCTTGAAACTATATTTGGCGGAGAGTATAGGATTCGAACCTATGCAACGCTTTCACGTTGACGGATTAGCAATCCGCTGCATTACCACTCTGCCAACTCTCCATAATTTGGTGGACCGGGGGAGCACCCAACTCCTTTCCCGACTGCGCAGGGTTACTACGTTCGCTCTTAGGATTGAGCGGCCCATTGATTGGTGCCTCGGGGGAGACTCGAACTCCCAAAACCTGGTTTCTAAGACCAGTACGTATGCCAATTCCGTCACCGAGGCAAAAAAAGTATTGAGGCTGTGTGTCTCAGTGAGCATTGACACACAGGGCGAAGCTTTCCGGTTTCCATCAATAATTAATGACCTACTTCTCACGTCGGTCATGATCTTATTGCATTGTCGTACTTGCTTGGCCGTACCTCAATTTGGTACTCCGTAGGGGAATTGAACCCCTATTGCCAGATTGAAAATCTGAAGTCCTAACCATTAGACGAACGGAGCGTGGCTGGGGTAGAAGGCTTCGAACCCTCAACCTTCGGAGTCAAAGTCCGACGCTCTACCAATTGAGCTATACCCCAAATAATTTGGCTCCGGGTGTAGGGATCGAACCTACGACCAATTGGTTAACAGCCAACTGCTCTACCGCTGAGCTAACCCGGAATAATTTGGTGGGCGTACAGGGATTCGAACCCCGGACCAAATGGTTAAAAGCCACTTGCTCTACCGCTGAGCTACACGCCCGAAATTAGAAAACACACTCGTCTGGCGTAAAAGAGTGCCTTTACTGTGGTGTGAGGGTTCTTAACATTTGCCTACCACAAACTCTACCGAATGTGTTTTAGAAAGCATACTAGGTGTTACTTGTCGAATAATAACCTTGTCAGTTTACCAAGTCTCTGAGAGCCTCACCTGGTATTGCAAAGCGTTCCTCTAGTATGCTTTCTAAAAACGCCAGCATCGGTATCCGCCACAAAAGGCTTGTTCCCTCCGCTGTCCCCCGCGCTTCTGGTTCCGGGTAACCATCTTTCCTCATTTCAGGTCAGCATTATACTCTCACTAATCTGAAAAGTCAACACCTTTTTTATATCGTTTTTTTCTAAAAACTCATTCCTTATAGCCAAAAAAAAGCGACCCTTTTGGTCGCTTCTTATAAGTTAATGAGAGAATTTCTCTACATTTGGCACCTATAAGAAGCATTACTAATATCTTTATAACTATGCCATGTTAAAAAGACAACAGAGGACATCGGATTATATCCGAGTTGTCTTTCTGTCTTAATACATGGTCGTTGATACATTTAATTCCTCTTCCTTTAATCAGAGGTGGTTATTCTACATCATTATATATATGAAAATCAACAAGTTTTTTCAAAACTTTGCAAAAATAATTAATATTTACGAAGATCACACTTTGCAGAGTATTGACGACGTGTCTCATCAGTATTGTGAAACCTTGCTTCTGTACTTAGGATGTTACCATCAGCGCCATAGCGAACACCAGGTCGAATATGCTCTGGCAGTTCTTTATTAGTAAGGTAACGAAACCCATTATAATTTCCTGTCGCATGGAGTGCCTGCTCCAGCGTTAGGATAGCACCCCAGCGAAGGTGTTGACTAGCAACATCATCCGTCTCAGCTGCTAGAATGCCATTCACATAGTCAACTAACGTAGCAACATCAATAGTCTTTCGCATAGAGTTTCTTTCTACCCCTTATCAATTTAGAGGACTATTCTACCAGATAGAGAAAGAAAAGTCAACAACTTTTTTAGATCATTTTGGAATAGCGAATAGACCTGTTATTCCATACTTCTACTAAACTGATAATCGTGCAAGTTATCCAAGCAAACCCAATTGCCGAGTATGGAACCGAACAGTTTGGCGCCGCATAGGTCGACATCATTCATGTTGGCACCATACATGTTGGCATGGCGCAGGTCAGCACCTAGCAGGTTAGCACCACGCAGGTTAGCTTGACGAAGGTCAACGCCATACAGATCAGCACCAATGAGGGTAGCACCACTCAGATCAGCGCATTCGCCGTCTTCTGCATTGGCAAGCCAGAGGGAGTGCTTCCGGAGCACTTCGTTCAGGTCATTGCGATTCATAACTCACTCTCTTTATTCTGGATTCTTCAGAGACTTTTATTGGTTCTCTAAGTCATTGATTTGCTTCTGGATTTCTGCGATACGCTGTTCAATCGCAGCATTGTCTTCGGGAGAAAGTTCGCCTCGCACTTCGCAGAGGCAGACCAAATCATTGTAAAGATCATCAAGATTCTGATTCATTTAGTATACCCAATTGAAGAAGATAAACCAACACACCATAAAACCTATCATAGTGCAAGCAGTGATCAGAACAGGATTGTTCATTAGTAACGCTCCTCCCAGTACCGGTAGAACTTAACGATCTCAGGACGGATATGCTCGAGTCCTTCCATAAACGCCTGGTCAGTCTCATCGACGTTGTTATTCCTCTCCTGGCGCTCGAGCCTGGCTAGCAGATCTTCCATGTTGTCTAGAAGACTGCCGATGTTACCCATAACCCTATCACGAATTTTCATTACGCTTCCTCCTCTTGTAGCAGTTCGGAAAACTCTCCCCAAACTAGAGCGTCTTGGTTACAACTGCGAGCATTTAGTACAGCACCAAGTTCGTACTCGTAGACTTCGTAGTAGTCGTTAAGTGCGAAGTAACACTCGTTACGATCAGCGTACTCGCGGAGTCCTGCTATTGCCGCATCGTAGGACTCGTACACACCAACCGGCTCACCGCCTTCGTAGTTCACACCAACCACTGCAACGAAAACCTTCATTGTGCTACCTCCTATAGTAGATCTTTGATCTCGCCGAAGCAAACAGTTTCCTGGGCTGAAGCAAGAGTGTTGAGAACATTACCCATCTTGTACTCCCACACTTCGTAGTAGTCGCCCGTCGAACCGTTCGACTCAACGTACTGTCGAAGACCTAACATTGCATTCTTTACTGACTTGTACACACCAACCGGCACCGCGCCATCGTCGTACATTCCTACCGTCGCTACGAATACTTTCATTTCATATCCTCTTTATCAATTTACAGGGGTATTGTACCCCCCAGAGGAAGAAAAGGCAACAACTAAATTTCCTTATAAATCAAGAACTTACCTACGATCACCCCTAAGTCATTGTTTTTAAAGAAAAACTTTTTTCATTGGTTTTTCCTATAATTCTCTCAGAGACGATAGGTGACGACTATGGATCTTGCATCCAATAAATTGATTATAGTAATCATCTCGTAGTAAAACATTATTTTCAAATTGGAATTTCGCTTCCCAATATGAACAATCTCCTTTTGTTTTACATAATACTAGAATCTCTCTATTATAATTATCAGGACTCTTTTTTTCAACAAGTAATTTTAATTCCTCATTAGATCCGTAATAATCTTTCCAATCAGATTCTATTATTTTAATTCTTTTACGAGATTTACCTTTTAATGGTGGGAGTTTTCTTGTAGACCAAAAGAACTTTTTACCAATATACTTCATATTAGTATCAAGTTCTGTTATTTGATATACAAATCCATGATATTGTTTTAAAAGTTCTTCATCGGGGTTGAAGGGGTTATTATTATAATACCACATTATAAATCCTCATACTGTTTGTTCTTTATCTAGTATGAGAATGAGCACCAATTTACGTATACTCTCCTTTCACCTCTTTCTACCTTTGTAACAGAATGATAGGTTTCTTTTGTATATGATATTGTTTGACCACGTTCAAGTTTTATTAAATCATTGTCTGCTATAATATCACCACCAAAAGAGGAGTCGGGGTCAGATAACATTGTTATAACAGTTATGTCCGTATTGTGGTCTATATGATTCTTTGCATATGCGCCAACAGGATATTTTAAAAAGTATGCGCTCTTGATTTTCGCCTTTGTGTATTCTTCTATTTTTTCATGCAATAATTTAATCGGTTTACTTCTAGACTCTCCGACACCTCTTTTTTCTACATTACGAAGATTATAATTGTTATCAACATATGATGTTTCTAAACTACTCATATAATCATCTAGTAGATCTATTTCATCTTCTGTGAAGATTCTATCGATCTTATATGTCATCTTCCTCGTTCTCAACTGCCTCTACTTCTGATTCGGTTCCACACATTGGGCAAAATGCAGGCACTTCATCACAATCTAATACTAGAATCTTTGTTTCTGTCGAGCAAACTTCACAATACAATTGGTATTCCTTTTCTTCCATTATGCTGCAGTCTCCATAGCATGACTTTCTTCTTCCCATCCCCAATCGCCTTCCATGCCGACGACAGAGTATTCAGTAACACGCTTCTCAAAGAAGTTGTCGTGAGAAGCACCATTTAATACCCAATCCAACCAAGGCAAAGGATTGTCCTTCTGCTTAAACTTGGTTTTCAGACCCAACTGAAGTAATCGGCGGTCTGCAATATGTCTTATATATGCACGAACTTCTTCACGAGTCAGACCCTGAACGTCATTACCTTTGAATGCCAGATTGATAAACTTGTCTTCTAGTTTGACAGCGTTGCTTGCCATCTCATAGATTTTGGACTTCAGTTCGTCATTTACAATACGAGGATGCTCGTCACAGAAAGTGCGGAACAACTTAGCATTCCCCTGTACATGAATCGTCTCGTCTCGAATGGACCACTCGACAATCGTACCCATGCCCTTCATCTTGCCATGACGCTGGAAGTTCAGCAGCATCACAAAAGAAGCAAAGACTGCCAGTCCTTCGTTAAACACAGACTGAGCAAGTGCAAGAGCAAGTCCAGTGTGAGTGTTAATGTCCCCTTGCTTCATGAAGTCAATCTTGTCTGCCATCTCCTTGTACTCTAGGAAAGCATGATATTCTTCATCAGGTAGACCCAGCGTATCGTTCAACAGAGCATACGCTCGTTGATGGACTGCTTCACGCCCAGCAAACGAGGACAGCATGTTGCGAACTTCATTGTTCTTAAACTTAGGAATCAGCAGTTCGTGATAGTTCTCACCTACCTGCACATCAGACTGAGTGAAGAGACGAAGAACCTGAGTGATAAACTCTTTCTCGTCAGCAGTCAGTTTGGTTTTCCAATCTTGAACATCTTCGGAAAGTTCTGCCTCGTCCTCAATCCAATGAATCTCTTCATGCTTCTTAGACAGTTCTACTGCCCAGGGGTACTGAAAGGGTTTGTAAGTCTTGGAGAATTCTAACAGTGACATTTATTCTTGTTCCTCTTTGGTTTTATATTGCCATTCTTCTGTGTGACCAACTGACCATTTATCAGAGGTCTCTACTCTATAATTTTGTGTACATACTTTAAAGTCTGGAGTTTCTGTTTTCTCTGGGATTAAAGACATATCTTTCCAGATAACTCTGTTATTCGGTTGGGCAGCAATTTGCCCATTGTCCAACTCAATAATATTAAACGACTTGTGTTCTGGATCATATTCTGAGAAATTAGTGTCTAACAAACTATCATCAGGATGGCAATTATCTATAGTGAACAAGTAGTCGCCATCATGCATTTGTCTATCTTTTCCGAAAAATGAACATCTATTTAACAAAGGTTTTTGAATTACTGTTAAATTATAATCAAAACAATCCCAAAGTTGAAGAGTGTCTAATGGCAAATCTCCGTGATCCTCTTTTGTTACAAAGGCAGAGATAGGTAGTTTATCATACAAAGCACCATACTCGGTAAGGAGTGTTTCAAAGTAGAGTGCTTTGCCTGCAACTGATTTAACTGAAACCCATATTCCTGGTGTGTATTCTCCATGTCCCTTCTCTAAATCATAGAGATACTCTTTTCTGACAAGGACATGAATCGGTGGTAAGTTATGTACTAGAAATGCCATTTAACCCTCGCATGCTTTGGCCCGTGACTTCTGCTGCGGTCTTACCAATCTCTTCAAGATCAACTTTATCAAACGGAATGCCACGCAACTTAAGTTCTTCCATTGCCATAGCGCAGAATGGGCAGTTCTTCTTACTATAGACTATGTTGCGGGTATCATCTTGCAATGCAACGCGCTCTACCTTCTCCGATACGTTCTCGGCACGAGTCTTGGATTCGGTGCGCAGATAGTAAAGTCCCTTGAGTCCTTCTTTCCATGCTTTGATATGCACCTTGTTCACATAAGACTTTTGTGCACCAGCGGGGAAAAACAGATTCACAGACTGCCCTTGGCAGATATACTTTTGACGGTCTGCAGCATGCTGCACAACCCAATTCTGATCGAGTTCTTGTGCGGTCTTGAAGACTGCTTTCTCACCTTCAGTCAGTTGAGGTAGATGTTGAACACTGCCTTTATTAGTGATAATAGATGTCCAAGTGGAATCATTATTAATTTCCCGCTCGGTAAGTATTTGCTCCAAATACTTGTTTTTGACCAGAAAACTTCCTGCTCGGGAACGTTGTGTGTAGGCATTCGCCTTCAGAGGTTCGATAGATGGAGAGGTGGACAGGATAATACCACTGGACGCATTCGGGGCGATAGCAAGCAAATGCGCATTGCGTCTTCCTGTGCCAATTCCATCTGGATACTCTCCTCGCTCCTGGGCGAGAATCTCTGTTTCTTTTCTAGCTTCTTCGGATATACGCCGAAAGACAACTGTATTGATCTCTCGCGCAGTCTCAGACTCCCAGGCGACTCCATGTCGCTGGAGTAGAGAGTGAAATCCCATAGCGCCCAGTCCGATTGATCGTTCGCGTTCAGCACTATACTTAGCCCGTTGAATCGTATCTGGTGCGTTGTCGATAAAGTACTGCAGGACGTTGTCAAGCATGCGAATGAGATCGCGCACAATATTCGTATCTTTCCACTCATCGTAGTACTCTAGGTTTAGCGAAGAAAGACAGCATACCGCAGTTCTCTCTGCCGAGGTGGGTAGGTGAATCTCATTGCAAAGATTCGAACCGTGAATCTTTAACCCCAAGTCTTTGAGTGCTTGTGGTAGATATCTGTTCGCAGTGTCAATAAAGTTTAGATAAGGTTCGCCAGTACGGAAACGAACTTCAAGAATACGCTCCCACAGTTTTCGGGCATTGATCGTTTCTTTGACAGCACCGTCTTTAGGATCGCGTAGATCAAACGTTTTGTTTTTGACAACCGCATCCATAAATTCATCAGTGATATTGATAGCATTATGCAGATTGAGTGCTTTACGCTGCACATCACCAGTTGGAATTCGAATGTTCAGAAACTCGACGATGTCAGGATGTGAAACGTCCATGTACGCTGCATACGAACCTTTGCGAGTCTTGCCTTGACGATAGGCAATCATGTCAGCGTCTACGGTGTGAAGAAAGGGGATA